ATTCCTACAACCGCGCCAACACCAGTAGCAAGACCATCTAAAAAAATAAACAAAATGGAAGCAGAGGGAATACCACCCAAAGCGCAAAACGCTATACGGCGCTATCAACAATCTGGCAATTATGATGAAGCGTTTAAAATTTACAACACTTTTGCGATGAAAGAGCCTACCACTTATAACCTTCGTATGGGTGAAGTTGTTAAAGATGCGGAAGGAAACTTAATAGCTAGTGGTATGCCAAAAGACACTAGATCTAATTTGCTCAAAGGTTATCAAGACGCATTGAGGTTTGGATATAAAGGGTCTATCGAAGATTTTGCAAAAATCAATAAAGGCGGCACTAACATAAAAATTGGTGATCAAGTTAAACTGCCAACGCCGCCCGATGGTTATTTCTACAAACCGACATACGATGAAAACGGTAATATAGTAAGCGTTGAAAGTGTGCGTATGGGTGGGGTAACAAACAAAGCAGATAGGAAAGAAAAGCAATCGTTACAAACGCAACTTGATAGATCTCGCCCTGTTTTTAGGGATATAAATTTAACATTAAAATTACTTGATAATCCCGCCACATTTGCTGGCATGAATATTACTTCAGGTCTTGGCGGCAAAATTTTTTCAAACATTCCTACATCTACTGCTGAAACGTTACAGAATACGGTTGCTGGAATTGGTTCTTTCATTTCCTCCGACTCACTGCAACAAATGAGAAGAGACAGCCCAACAGGCGGCGCATTGGGTAACTCGTCAGACGCTGACTTGCAATTGTTACGTGATGCACATGGTCGCATGAACCCTTTCGGCGATCCACAAATTTTAAAAAGGCAATTGCGAGATTTTAAACAATTGCTTACAGAAGTCATTGCTAGAAACCGCGCTAAAGCAATGGAAATTGGTGGGAAATCAGGAGCCGATTTAGAAAACGCTGTTACTGTTAATAGCGAGAACAATTTATCTAAAGCTGATAGAATTGTAAATTTCAAACCACGGAATAAATAAATGTTGTCAGAAGAAAACCAAGCGCGAATGAACGCTTATGCTGATTGGCTTGTCGCAAATGAAGGACAAGAAGGTTCGCCAGATTTTGTTGAAGTGCAAGACAAGTACCAAGTATTACGCGAACAACATATGCGCGGAATGTTTGACGCATTGTCACCAGAAGAACAACAAATAGCACAATACAAAGACAACGAGTTAGGCGCATATTTGCGGCAAAAAGCAAGCGCACCACGTGAGGGCGAAACGCCAGAACAAACGCAAAAACGTCTAATTGGCGAAATACCGTCATCAGGAACGCAAGACAGTGTACCAATGAAAACAGCGAGAAGCGTGTTTCAAGGTGTAACAGGTGGTTTAGGTGATGAAATTGTTGGCGGTCTTACTGCTGGATTAGACGCTATAAGTGGTGAAAGTGGTTTTAACGAAGCCTATGAGCAACGTCTAGCGCAAGAGCGCCAAAAGGTAGAGCAGTTTCGTGAAACAAATCCTATGTTAGCGTATGGTGGTGAAATAGCTGGTGCAATACCAACTTTTTATTTAGCTGGAACTAAAATTGCTCAAGGCGGTAAAGCTTTGTTAGATAAGTTGGGGCCGCAAGTTGCAACAAAATTAGATGACTTAGCGCGAACAAATCCATCGCTGGTCAATCAAATTTTTAAAGCAATGGGAATAGGTGGATTAGAAGGAGGTATTTACGCATTTAATCAAGGCGAAGGTGGTTTTGAAAATCGTGCGGCAGAAGGTGGAAAAGGCGCTGTTCTTGGATCTGTTCTAGGATCAACTGCGCCTGTCTTGGGCAAGGTTGCGTCTAAAGGTGTTGACAAAGCAAGAACATTTCTTGCGGCTAGACGCGAAGGTTTGAGCGAACCCGCTTTTAGATTGTTGTCAAGAGTTTTGTTAAATGATGATATGCTGGAAAGAGGCGCTTTACGAGAATTGCAAAAAAGTGCGCCGTCAACACCAAATCAAACAAATACAGGCATCATAGCAGATACTAGCCCTTCAGCTTCACAGTTATTAGATGTTGCAGTAAATCGCGGTGGCCCAGCTTCAAGACAAGCAAGTAATATTGTAGCTAACAGAGCCGCGCAAACAGGCAAAGAGTTAAAAGGCACAATGACAGAAATTCTTACGCCTGACGTTAATAAAACGTTAATAAATGGTAAGCCTATTGCTGATGTTATAGATGAGACTTACCGAAAAGCTTATGCTACGCCGATAAACTACGCCACACCAGATGGCAAACAACTGGAAAAATTTATTGTCAACCAAGTGCCGCGAAGAGCATTGAGCGAGGCCGCAGAGTTGATGAGGACAGAAGGTCAAGTTAGCCAACAATATTTATTCCAATTTAATGACGCTGGTGAGGTCATTGGTTTCCGTAGGATGCCCGACACGCGAGAGGTAGATTATATAACACGAAGTTTGAACGATTTAGCCGATGCAACTAAAGGCGCTGGTGCTATGGGCGGGTACAAACAACAAGGCGCATCGTTGAAAAAATTAGTTAGTCAAATGCGTAATATTTTGAAAAAAACAAACCCTGATTATAGAGAGGCATTGAAATTATCTGGGGGCGTAATTCGAGATAGAGAAGCATATGAATTTGGTTTGACTGCTCTAAATAAAAATGTATCGCGTAGAGATTTGGTCGAGCAATTAGAAACAATGGGTGAGGGTGAAGCTAAAAAAGTTGCAGAGGCAGTGCGTAACGCTTTTGATGATTCGCTAGAAAACGTTGAACTTGCTATGACAGATGTGAATTTAGATGCAAGAGAAGCATACAAAGCAGTTAAGTCGTTGTCATCACGTGGCGCAAGACAGAAACTAGCAGATATTTTGCGGGCGGCGCATGGGCCATTAAAAGGCGGTCAATTGTTTAGACGGTTTAATAAACAATTTTCGCGGTCTTTGCGGGCTTTAGAAACACGTGCAAATTTAGCACAAAATTCCAAAACTTATATACGCAATGAATTGCAAGGACAAACAGAAAACTTTACGCAAGAAGGGGCGATGAATCAGGCGTTAAGCGGCAACCCTTTTGAGTCAGTGAAAGAAATTGTTAGGAGCGTAACAGGGAAAAGAAAGTCCGATTTAACAAATGAGGTTGACGAGGTTTTAGGTGAAGTTGCTACATACTTGACGCAAGTTAGGGGATTAGATGCGATAGAAGCTGTTAAGCGATTGAGAGCAATAGCGCCGGAAATAGAAGAAGGGGCGCAACAGCTTGGTCTACGAGTAGGCAAAGATGCGAGAACTACATTATCTGTTGGCGCACAGCCGTTGCCTTTAGAGTACCAAGAATCTGAACTAGATTTAGCTAATTATTAAAGAAGGAGTTTGTAATGCGAATAGCCGCTACATTAGCGGCATTTTTCTTTTTTATAAATTTTGCTGTAGCCGAAAAAGTAGGATGCCCGCCCAGAGAAATGCTCGTGCAATCTTTGAAAGATAACGGCATGGTGAGCGTTTATAGAGGCTGGTCAGATCGTGGACACATAACGGAAATCTGGATGCAGTTAAAAGGTGATAGCGGTTCTTGGGTCGCTGTTGCTCATATGCCAAATTCGCACTCTTGCATTGTCGATCAAGGAATTAACGGAACGTTTCAATTGTTAGGTAAGACAGCAATATGAACATGACGCCGGAAGAACGAGATCGGTTGAGTAAGGCAGAACAGGCGATTGCCGACATGCGAGAAGACATAGCCGCAATACGCAAAGACACCACACAGCTTACAAAAGCCTTAAATATGTCGCGTGGTGGTTTCTGGGTAGCGTTAAGGTTTGGCGGTGTGCTTGTGTTGTTAGCTGGCGCTGTAGCGTGGGTATGGGAAGCTATACGCTAATAGTCTTATGGAAGACAACAAAATAAAAAGTCATCAAGCGCATAGGCTTGGGACGTGGGCTGAATTAACAGCGGCGGCTTTTTTAACAAGACGCAAATACGAAGTATTTTTACACCTTGGTCAACAATCGCTTTGTGATTTAATTGCTTACCAACGGCGCGGTATAGCTGGTGAGCCAATTATTCTGTTGATTGATGTAAAAGCCGTTAATCTTGAAACAAGGTCGGGGCCAAGACCATTAACTGCGGAGCAAAAAGCGGCAAAAGTTGTGCGTATGATTGTTGGAACTGACGGCGCTGTCGTATGCGAATTTGATTTACATGAAAAAGGAAATAGAGGCGTTGAACGTATTAACAAAACTAGGGCCAAGTTACCGATCACCACCAACACCAAAAAAGACAACTAACGTCTGGGCAGAAGTCGACGGCGATAACGTGGTGGTAAAAACAGAAAGCAGTTCTCTGTTGTTTAATGAACGACAAGCAGAAGAATTAGTACAAGTAATACACGCAAATCTGCAAAAACTTAAAGGAAAGAAAAAATGAATCAAGTATACGAACTGGCCGCTGACATTAAAGAGTGGTGGCAAAGGCAAACAAAAACGAGCAAAGTTTTGTGTATTGGCGTGGCTGGATTTTTAATTCTTGTCGGCGTAGCTGAACTGGTTAAGTAGCTTGCTCACTATTCTTGGATCATTGTTAGGTTTTGGCACTAGCTTTCTGCCAAAAATACTTGGCTACTTCGAACAAAAACAAAGTAATGCCCATGAACTTGCAATGCTCGAAAAACAGGCCCAGCTTGCGGAGCAAACGGCAAAGTATCAACTAGAGCAAGCGCACGTCGAAAGCATGAGTAATGAGATGGTAGCTTTGTATGCCAGTAAAGCGCATGAGAAGAATGACGGTTGGGTTGGCACTTACAGGGCGATGGTGCGGCCTACAATAGCGTTTGCTTTTCTTGGCGCTTATCTAGGAATTAAAGCCGTGTGTTTATGGAACGCTATGGCAAACGGTGTTGTGGCGGCTGACGCATTGCCTTTAATATGGAACGAATCAGTAGACAGCCCTATTTTAGCGGCTATCATTAGTTTCTATTTCGGCAGTCGTATGTTTCAGAAAAGGTAATTGCAATGGAAGGTGCAACATTACTGGATATTTTCAACGCTATTTGGCCTGTGCTTGTGGCTGTCACGGCGGCTATTGTTCTATTTGCTAAAGCGTTTAATCGCTTGGACGTACTGGAAGAAAAAGTACGAACGTTATTTCAACTGTGGAACGAAAGGGATAAAAAGTGAGTCTTTACAGAAATATCCATAGAAAAAGAGAACGTATAAAAGCACAAAAAGCGGCTGGTAAAAAACCAGAGAGGATGCGTAAACCTAACAGTAAGGGTGCGCCAACTGACAAAGCGTTTAAAGCGGCGGCTAAAACAGCAAAAAAACCTAATAAGCGCAGAACGAGAAGAGCCTAATGGCAACGCCAGCAAAAGGTAAGGCTAGGGTTAAAACTGTCAAAAACTCGAAAACAGGCCGCACTAGAAAAGTCAGTTATGGACAAAAGGGCGCGACAATTGGTAAGCAAGGCTCTGCACGTCAGAGGGCGTATTGCAAGCGTAGTGCTGGTCAGATGAAGAAGTTTCCAAAGTCTGCAAGAAATCCAAACAGCCCATTACGGTTAAGCCGAAAGCGTTGGAAATGTTAAATGGAACAGATAGACAAAATAAGCCTAGATGTAGCAGTGTGGCTAACGCCAATTCTTGCCTTGTCGTTATCGTTGATAATCGGTTTGGCTTTAAAAAACGCAATAACTAATTTTTTATGTGGCGTTAAATTTATCATGGGCGAAGCTTTCAATAGCGGTGATTTGGTAATTATTGACGGCACACAACAAGCATTAATTATTAAAGTCGGTTTATATGAAACAATATTTCAGACGCAACATGACGGTCAAACGTTATGGCGGCACGTGCCAAATAGCCGTCTTGATTTTATGAACATTAGCCGTGTTATCCAGCAAATCAATGAAAACGAACAGTGAAGGAAAAGCGCTAATTCGCAAGTGGGAAGGTTTTCGCAGTGATCCATATATTTGTAGCGGAGGTGTGTTCACGATTGGGTACGGAGCAACTAGATTGCTGGATGGTAGCCGTGTGTCAAAAGATACGCCGCCTGTTACACAAGAAGAAGCGTTAGACCTACTTGAACAACAGCTAATCAGTTACGAAAAAAGTGTTAGTAGACTTATCCCTTTGCACTTTTTGAACGTTAATCAATACTCTGCACTCGTTAGTTTTTGTTATAATCTTGGTAGCAGAAGTCTAAAAGCGTCTACACTCCGTAAACATATATTAGCAGAACGCAATGAACAGGCCGCTGATGAGTTTCCTAAGTGGTGTTTTGCGTCGGGCCGCAAACTCAAGGGTCTACAGCTACGGCGATTGGATGAACGCCGTTTGTTTTTATCGTGAATTACCATCGACGTTATTACGGTAGAAAGGCATATGTGGTGACTACTGAAAAGAAATGTACTTGTGAAGATTGCCAGTGTAATTGCAACCCAAGAACGTGTGCTTGCAAGTGCCAAAATGAAAAGGACGCTGACGAGGAATAGGAGGCGAAACGTAATACTTTATTTTGACTGGGAAACAAGATTGATCTTCAATTCTAACATTATATTCTGTAATGAAGTGATCAGGTATAGCGTGTAAATAATGTTGTACTTGCTCAACGCACTCAAGCCGGTCAACAAATCTATCTTCAAGTGTAAAGCGTTTTTCTTCTCTAATCTCTGGCACCGCCATATTAGCAATAAAGCTTATAATGACAGCCGCCTTGTATAAAGTAGTTTCCACTAAAATCATTTGATTCTCCGCAAATTAAACCAAGGTTGAGGCTTGCTTGCCCTAACTTTTTTCTTTGCCCATATTTGGTAATGATGACGTTTAATTTTTTTTGTGACTACCCAATGAGTGCCAGCGTCAGACAAACCCCGATACTTTTGCAACTCTTTATTATATTCGGGCAACCATCCAAACTGTCCTACCTTTTTACTGTCAGCAATGACGTACCACCCTTGGGCGTTTTTCTCCATACTACTTACCAGTTAATGCACAGAACTTGATTGTACTAAACCGCCATAAATTGCTAAAAGATAAAAAGTTATTAAACACGCCCACGCTAGAATTTGAACACCTGTCATCGTTCAGCCTTTCTTTGTTTGTTTAACCGTTTCTATATAATAATAAACTGCTTCTTTCTCTTGCTGGTTGAGTGATAACGAAGACAACAAAATCTTAGAAATCAAAATCATCGTCGGTTTCTATCTTTCTCATGCTTGGCGCAATTGGCGCATGATACCCGCCATCTGGCGAGTCTTTCTTTCCAAGCATTGTTAACTCCCCTTTATATTTTTGCAATACTATTTCGGTAATGTAACGATTTTCGCCATCCTTATCGTAACTGCGTGTTTGCAGTTGTCCTTCGATGTACACGGTTGAGCCTTTTTGCAAAAATCTCTCTGCTACACCCACAAGACCTTCATTATATATAACAACTTTATGCCATTCCGTTTTTGTTTTTCGTTCGCCGGATTGTTTGTCTTTCCAAGACTCGCTAGTCGCAATGTTTAGGTTGCACACTCTTCCGAAATCTGATTCTCGAACTTCTGGGTCACGCCCAAGATTTCCAATAAGCATGACTTTGTTTAATCCCGCCATTTTTATTTACCCTTTCGTTTTTGCAAAATTTGTTTTTGCTCTGTGATAAGCTTAATAATCGATTGCATATTTATGTCACCAGCCGACAAATTTTCTTTGCCCCACTTAAGAGCATAAGTTGCGGCGGCGTTAAATTGTTTTGCGGTTGTCGCTTGTGCAATTTTACGTTTTAATTGTATTAATTCTTTGGCTTGTTTTTCATTCATTTTTTTTACTTGTCCGTAACGTATTATATACAGCGGTTAATTCGTCTTTATCTTCTTGCGTTAAAGATTCCAATTCAACCATCTGTTTAATTGCTTGCCTGTTTGCTTCTAATGCTTCAAGCGTTTGGGCTTGTTGCAATTTATTAATTAGCATAGACAAAACTTGTTTGCTTGCTTTGTTTTTGGTTGCAGAACCAGACTCAACATTAGACGCCGCTTCTGGTTGTTCTTCAGTTAATGGTATTTCACTGTCGGCGTAGAAAAACCCTTGCAAATTGAGTGCTTCTAATATGGCTCGATCTAAAGCCCTCTTATAAGCCATCATCACAGGATAAGCATTTTTATTGTTTTTAGGATCTGCCTCTGCAACTGAACAAAACTGTTGGCCCTCTGCATTTTCTACAGACAAAAAACACGTAGCTTTATTTAATTCTGGATAAAACTTTAAATCTACGCTACTTGGAATTGGTTTGATCTTTTGCAGACCCGCAATTTGTTTTAAATACTTGTGCTTAATAATTTTCATACCACTTTGCTTATGAAGCCATACAGCATCTCTAAAATCGCTGTCAGATGGTAAAAACTCGCGTAACCGTTTGTCGCTACTTTCTAGCGGTGAATTGTTTGCCATTAATCATTCTCCAAAAGTTTAATACGGCGTTGCCCCCCGCCTGTTCTGTACACCCTTACAGTATCGTTGAATATTTCCTTGTCATCGTCTTTCAATTTGCCTTTTAGCTGTGAGTCTATCGCGCTAAACGCTTTGTAACTGTCTTTGTAGCGTACCCATTGCGCGGCTAATTCGCAAAACTCGTTATCTTGGTGCATTTGTCGGGTTTGATGCGGCACAACTTTGGGAATTTTTATTTTAGGTTCCCAATCAGCGTCTGGCGCTTCATCGTTCATAACGTGCTGATAAAAGCCTCTATACAACGATAACAAGCTTTGCTGTGTGTCCGGCTCCGCTGGTATGGGTATAACATCCCATTTACTGTTTCCGAAAAACACTGACAATTCCGATTGCGTAACTGGCACTCCGAAAGCCGCTTGTGCAACCAGCATTTGCATTTGCATTTGTGCAGAGTAAGTATCTACTAACTCTTCTTTGTTGCTCCACTTTCTTTCGTTTGTATGCTTGAAGTCTACTAATACAATGTTGCCAGCATCATCAATTCGCCATTGATCAGGGTGGGTTAACAACCAAGGATAGTCAGGGTGTTGTGTTTCTAGTTCGAGTCTGTCACGCCACGTTTTACGCCATGCGTCATTGTCAGCAAATTCGTACCCTGTCATCATCTCATAATAGCGTTTATTAAGACTTTCGGTATGACTGCCCATCAAGACGTTAAGTTTTGTTGACAAATCTTCTGGCTCTTTTCGCCCTGTATATTCCAGCCACGCATTCATCAAACCATTTTTCATATTAATCAATCTGTAGGCAAGAGAAGCACCTAGATAGATGTTGTTTTTTGACGCTACTCTATCGCTTGGTTGGCGCATTGATTTCTTCCCATAGCTTTTTAAAACGTTTTGACTCTTTGGTTAAACCCACTAGCCGCAAACATTCCATTGTGATTGTTTCATAATGGCCTAACGGATACGGCTTACTATTGATCTTTTCGATAGTCGCTTGTGATAATATCGGTTCGTCCGTTTGTTTATTTGTCATAATCTTCTCCAAAAATTTTTTACACCTTACTTTACTTTTTGTAACGTGACAAGTTATAACGGTTGAAAGACTTAACAAAATGTAATACAGGTGATTTATGGATGTTTACTTAGCCAGAAAAATTATTGACGCACTTGGCGGCGTTTCGTTGGTTGCAGAGATGATAGGCGTTACGCCGTCTGCTGTTACACACTGGAAAAATCGCGGTTTACCCGCAAGCATTAAAACACGAAAACAGTTAGAAAAGTTGTTAGTGCAAAAAGTTAAAGATGCCGACACTTTTGTAGATGAGTTGTGGCATGGCTAAAAGTCGCGCCGCAAGACTTGGCTATGCTGATGAGCAAAAAGTTTTACGTCAATTTGAAAAGATTGGAGTAAAAGGATTTCGTGTTGACAAACGAGCCGGACAATTGGGCGCAAAAAATTCATATGATAATTGGCTTACTTACCCAAACGGCAAACAGTTACCTAACGAGCAAAAGCGCAAGAAGGGTGGCTTGGCTTGGGTGAGAAAGATTTTAGAGGGTGCGCCACCCGACACGGTGTTGACGGTGACAGAGCCAAATCAAAAGACGCTGGTGATTAAATACATGGAAACGGAAGGGAAGTGCATAAAATGATATTGCCGACTATTCGTGACTTACGGTTACCGCCTAGCGAAAAGTTGACGCTGTTAATTTTGGCAAGCCATCTGCCTAACGTGTTTCCATCCATCGACACACTAACCGAAGAAACAGGGTTGAGTCGCGCCACGGTACACAGGTGTTTACAGAGTTTGAAAAGACGAAATTACATCATCTGGGAGAAGACAGGCCGCAGTTCATCTTACACAATTACCCTGCCTATGGATGATGGGAGAAGTCTCACAGTGAGACATCAGAAGTCTCATGGTGAGATAACAGATGTCTCACAGTTATACTCTAAGAAACAAGATAAGAAACAAGATAAGAATATAAATAGTGTTCAAGAAAAAATGCACGAAGAGTTTGAGCAATTCTACAGTAAGTATCCAAACAAGAAGGGTGACAAAAATTCTGCCAGACAACGGTTTGTGAAAACACGAAAAAAAGGCACAACCACAGAAAAAATTATGAGTGACTTGCAAGCATATATTAGAACTAAACCTGATTGGCAAAGTTTCGCTCATTGTGCAACATGGCTGAAGCAAATGATGGATGGCGATTATTGGCGCAATGACGTTTACGAAAACACCGAAAAGACGAGTGCTGTTAAAAGATTGCAAGCACAATGGGAGAAGTATGGCAATATCGGTAAACAGCCGTGGGCAACTGATCAGACTCGATTGCAAGAAGAACGGCTCATCCAACAAGCTTTTTATGAGGCAACCGATAATGAAAAGACGATGCTCATACAACAAGCGCCAGAGGGTGCAAATTTGCCAAGTAATGTCGTGAGGATGAAAGCAAAAACAAAAATGAGGGTGGTACAATGCGATTAAACGTATTTCCAAAACACGGCGGTCAACCGTTACGGCTACAAATTTTTATACAAGGCCAAGCGAAGCCTGTTATTGACTACGCAATGGATGACAAAAAGACGGCGTGGCTGGTTAGCAAATTGTCAGAACAGCTTGCCGTAGAACCTCACCTATCACTAAATCATGCTATCAACACACGCTACAAAGAGGCTGAAGTGTTTGCACAGATTAAAGAGTTTGTGGCGCAAGAGTTCGATTTAGACCCAATGTGTAATTTCAATCTGCAAAACAGAACGTCACACATTGCATTGCCACGTCAGGTAGTAATGTATTTAGCTGAAAAACATTGTCGCAGTATGGGTGTAACACAAATTGCCAGAATGTTAGAGCGTGATCACACGACTGTCTTGCATGGTGTAAAAGTAATAAAAGACAAAATTATGCAAGATGCTGACTTTGCAGAGCGGTTACAAGTCATCGAAGAAAATCTAAATTCATGGATTTTACGCCGACAACATATATATCTGGAAAGGTATGATGAGTAAAAAGAAAGAAGCATTAGAGCCGCCAGAGTTACGAGAAACGCCAGAGAGAAGCCAACATAGTCCAGTTGATGATGTAGCGTTTAAACCTAAAGGCGGTAAGGCTGTGCAGACTGTTCGCCGTGTGAGATATGAACACCCATTAGATGTAATGTTGCATCGAAGCTTGCTGACTGACAAACAATACGAAGCTGGTAACCTTTTTCGGCAACACTATTACAGGTCTGTTCATCAAAACAGGGTCACAGCGAGATATGGCGCAAGTGCGGGAGTAGGCGGTGGGGTAGATGATGAAGTCTATTCGAGGGAGCAAGTGCGTGACGTGTTGGGGCGTCTAACGTTGCGGCAAGCATCTGTGCTAATCGGCGTGTGTGGTCATGGTGAGTTTGCAACCACGTGGGCGCATAGGCTTAATTGGAAATGGTCGAAAGATACGCCAGTGTCGCTGTTGCGTCAGGCTTTGGATGAGGCGGCAAGCCTATGGAAGCTTTAACCATTCGTCACGCTTCTCCGCACTCATTAGTTCTAATGCGTGAATTAACGCTGTATATCGTTTGTTTTCGGTTTTCATACCATTTTGCAAAGCACGTAACGACACGCCTATTTTTGCACTGAAATCCTTTTGCGGAATCTGCATATCCCGCAACCTCTTGCCATATTGGTGCATTTAACTCTCCATTGTTTTTTATCTTTATAAATTAAAATAAAAAAAAGTGCAATAAGCTACAGAAAAAACTTGTAGCATATATAGAAGTGTATTATATTACTTAAATTGTTACTTACTTTGGAGAAAGAAATGAACACAGTACCAACCCCACTAATCAACGAGTTAGAAAAACTCACACAATTAGAAATTGCCCTCGACGCTTTGTGTAAGGTTGCTAAGAGAGACATTTTTGTAGCTTACCCTAACGACAACGATGCAATAGCACCTTACTTAATCGAAGAAATCAAAAAGACAGTGAAACTTTTATAAACAAGGGGGGGCTATGCCCCCTCAAATCTTTGGAGAAGATAATGGAAAATATATTGTACCTTTCAACAATGGCTGATGAGTTGGTTAGCATAGATGCAGATATAAAAAAACTTGCGGAACGTAAGCGCCAAATACACGCTGAATTTAAGGCACGTGGTCGCAATGTAAATATTATTGGCAACAAAGCTACAATCGAAGTTCGCACCCATCAGCGGAAATTGGTGGACAACAAAGAGATCCATAAACACGTGTCACGTCAGTTGCTTAGAGCGCACACGACGAAAAAAGACGTTACGAGTGTTAACATTAAGCCTGTTGCCGCTTCTGTAGATAGGTCGTTATTGCTTGCCGCAAAAAGCGCATAATAATTCACATAGAAAATGGGGGCTAAGTTTGAGACCGCCCCCATCTTCAAATCTGTAAACAAAATTTAAAATCTATGGGAGTTTCCAAAGACCACTACGTTCTTAAACATCTTTATACAGTGGTTTTCGGAAATTTTCAAATTTTTTATTTTTTACAGCAGTTGACATTTAGTAAAAAGTGTAGTATACTTCTTAGATCGTTAATAACTTTTGGAGAAGTTGTAAGATGAAATTTAAAATGCCAAAACACGCTTATGGCAAGAAGCCACCAAAAACCTTAAAAGGCGCACGTTTTATGTGGGTACACTTACAAGACGAACTGCCACGCATTGGTTGTGGCAATCGCACTGTATGGGCCAAAAGTGGAACTAAGTGGACACACGTTTGCGACACAATGGGCAACAGAGCAAAGTTGCTTAATGAACAATTCAACAAAATTGCGAAAAGGTAGGGAGAATAATAATGGCTAACATACAGGAAGCGCCCTACACATTGGATGTAGGTAAAGATAGCCAAGAGGCTATTGACAAACAGCTAGGTAGCCTTATTGGTGAGACAGTTTGTGTCTCGTGGACAAAGGTTATCAACGCGAACGACAAAATTGCACTTGGTTCGAGGAAGCATTTTGAGCCTCAGATTTCTGTGCAAGGAACACTTGAGGGAAACGAAGAGACAGGGAGGTATCGCGTTTTAGTAAACGATAGCACCTACTCGTACTTCTACAACGACAGCGTGTGGTCGATGGGGCAAGCCGTCGGTAAACGCGCAATTATATTTATATTATAAAAGGAGTCAAAAAAATGTGGCGTTTAGTAAGTGAAATCATTGGGGGGCTGATCGTATTGATCGGCCTACCAGCCCTTATGTTTTTTTACGGTGTTGCTTTTGGGTTAGTTCAATGATTGCCCCGACATTGCGGCAGACTTGCCGATACAATGCAAGGCGCAAGGCATTAGAAGAGGCGCTGGCGTTGTTGCAACAGCTTAGTGATCATCTTGTGGAAGCTGACAAAGATTTTGGCAACGTGACTAATGTGTTCGACTTTGCACGTGAGGATTTAGCTAACAGCCGACAAGGGTTGGAAGAAGAGTTAGAAGATTTAGAATGGGAAGATGTAGAATGAAATTTAACATCACAGGAAAACGGATACGCACTGTTACTATTGAGATTGTTGAGAATCTAGATTTTGCTGAAGTACAAGTTGCAAAAAAAGATGTTCTGGAAACACTAAGCTTGCCGTCTGCCGTTGATGGCGATACATCGCATTGGTACGGAGAGGTTGAGCAAGCATTAAAAGAAGGGTGTAAAGCAAAAATTAAAAAAGTAACTAATTTAAATTCAATCGATTTTGGTAGTGTAGAAACCACAGAACGCACTCTAAAGACCATAGATGAGTGGGAAATAGACGACTTAAGTTGGAATTAATGCAACATGAAAGAGAAACTATTTACAGTTGGAACACGCATTGACGAAGCGCTGGACAATCGCGTGGGTATACTTGCAATGAAACACCGAATGACAACCGCGCAATTTATCAAAAACGCATTGGTCGATTATTGCGATAAATTAGAGGGAGGGAAGATTAATGAAGATATACAAAGCAATTCTTAATGACGAACGTTGGGATAAAATTTACCAGCAAGATCGTGACGTGGACGCTGTTTGGTTATACAAAAATTCAAAACCAACAGATACTGAGTGGTGTGAAACTATCAAAGGTGCAAGGAACAAAGCGTTAGACCTTGGGATGCCAGCCAATTCAATCATTTTAGGTATTAATTTAAGGGATGCGCGAAAAGCGTTAAAAGATTTTATGAATGGCAAGCCTCACGTAAATGGTCGAGTAGAATTTGTAAGGTATATAGACCGCAATATACCCGCAATTCGACAAGGATAGAATGATGAAAAAAAAATATTCTGTCAGCGTTAGTGTAAACTTTTCGGATTGCATTCAAGCAGAAAATGAAGATGAAGCATGGAAAGCTTTAAAAAAAACCTCTGGGATAGATAGTTTTCTTTTCGCAATTTTTCGCTGTCAAAACCGCTTCAGTAAACGCTTTGCGAGTCGGCGTTTACTCACCGTAAAATTTACGGAATTATCACTAAAGATAAAATCGAAACACAAAAAGGGGGGCTTCAAACAATTGGCTTACGTGCCTAACAAACGGCACCCTGTTTCTTCGTTTAGTGTGCCAGATTTCCCACTTTATTTAAATCTACAAAGGACAGTGGGACAACGCTTGGTACGCACACGAAAAATGAACGTCCGTTACGCACAATATTTAGTGCAGAAAGTGGGTTGACGTACTAAAAATTCGATATTAGAGTCATTTCCACTGTTAGATTTCTGCCTTGTGCATTTTATACAATGTGATCTCCTGTTTTAATATCACCGACAGTAACAATCCAAAAGTAACTTCTCCAAAGTGAACGTGTATAAATCACAGGCAGAGTCTGGCAGACCAAAGCGGTACTGACATTGCCGTTTCACTCCTTTGTTGAACGGCTGGTAGCATCTCCCAAACACTGCCAGCCGTTTTTTTTTGGAAGCAATTATGAAGATACAAGATTATTTCAACAATCCAGATATAGGAACAGGCAACGTGTCAGTCTGGGAACACGTGGATGGAACGTGGGTTGTGATCGAAGTTACAAGATTTGCCGCAAGTGACAAAGAAATGGCAAGACAATATGCGTCTATGTTAGCAGGTGAAGAGTGCGTACCAGTTGATGCAACAATGCACTGACTTGAAAAAAAACCAATTATAAACCAAGAGGAACATCATGGCACATGGCGGCCCAAGGCCAAATTCTGGGCGAAAAAAAGGTAGTAAAAACGTCAAATCAATTGAGATAGCTAACCGTTGTGCAGAAGAGGGGATAACCCCTTTAGAGTACATGTTAAATATTATGCGAGACCCAACGCAAGAATTTGATACACGTATGGATGCGGCTAAGTCAGCCGCGCCTTATATACATCCTAAGTTAGCATCAGTTGAACAGAAAGTAGAAGCAGAGGTAAACGGCTCAATATATGAATGGCTCACAAGATCAGTGGCAGACGCTGGGCAGAGCATGGTCTCAGAATCCGACGATGTTCGTAGAACAGACGCTGGGAGTGACACCGGAGAAATGGCAAGCGGAAGCACTGACGGCACTATGCACTGAAGATAGATTAGCAATAAGATCAGGTCATGGTGTAGGAAAATCGGCGTTTGCGGCTTGGTCAATACTCTGGTGGCTTTATACACGTAGCCCATCTAAGTGCGCGGTAACGGCTCCAACAGCACACCAATTGCAAGATATATTATGGGCAGAGTTGGCAACGTGGCATCGTAAAATGCCGACAGAGTTAAAAGACTTGTTTGAATTAACCGCAACTAGGTTTTATTTAAAAAGCAGACCTGATAACGCTTTTGCTGTGGCGCGAACTGCAACAAGCGGCGAAGCTTTTCAAGGTTTTCATTCGGACAATATGTTGTTTGTTGTTGATGAGGCCAGCGGCGTAGAAGAAATCATTTACGAAGTAGGTCAAGGCGCAATGAGTACAAAAGGCGCAGTCAGCCTAATGCTTGGCAACCCTACACGAACATCAGGATATTTTTACGAAGCGTTTCATTCACGTAGAGCAAGTTGGTGGACAAAGCGTGTTAGCTGTGCCGATAGCACAAGAGTCGATCCAAGTTTTATAGAAGAGATGAAGGGCAAGTATGGTGCTGACAGCGCAATATACGCCGTCAGGGTGCTTGGAGACTTCCCAGAGCAATCAGATGACGCAATTATCTCTTTGTCGCTCTGTGAGGCCGCTATACGTCGAGATGTAGAGCCGCTGATGGGTCAGCCCACATGGGGTCTAGACGTAGCAAGGTTTGGTGATGATCAAACAGCTTTAGCCAAGCGCCAAAGAAATGTGATGTTAGAGCCAGTTAAAAGCTGGCGTAACAAGTCAGTGACACAAGTTGCTGGCATCGTAATAGACGAATACTTGCAAACGCCGTCATCAGAGCGCCCAGCTAAAATACTGATTGACTCAATAGGCGTAGGCAGTGGCGTGGTTGACATTTTGCAAGATGAGGATTTGCCAGCTATTGGAATTAACGTAGCAGAAAGCCCAAGTGTCAGGGCTAGATATATGCGGCTACGTGATGAATTGTGGTTTAAAGGCCGCGAATGGTTAGAGGCCAGAGACTGCAAAATGGTTGATGATCCAGACCTCATTGGTGAGCTAACAGCCCCACGTTATGCAATGACAGCAAGCGGCAAAATACAAGTCGAACCAAAAGATAAAACAAAGCAACGTTTGGGTGGCTCACCAGACCTAGCAGACGCATTTTTACTCACGTTTGCATCGCCTGATCATCGTGTGAGCGAAGATCATTATTACGAAACCGACTATTACGAGGATAGTTAAATGGCAATGTATAAAAAGAAAACCACAAAGCGTAAAGGGCCAATGGGGGCTATTTCAACTAAAGATAGGGCGCTGTATCAAAACAGCCGTCCAATGACAACAACGAAAACTAAATTAAGACGCAGAAAGAAATAACAATGCCGTATGGAAAAAAACACACCAAAGGTAAGAAAAAGAAATGACAACCATTTCATTTAAGTCGCTTGTGTTAGAGGCCGACAGGGATTTTTACGAAAAAGCCTACTACCCTTGGGTCTACAAGTTTGGCAAGCCGTCAGACACATATGATGCAGACCAATCAGGCCGCTACTTTGTGCAAGGTGAGCCACGTGCAGGGCAGAAGTATGGATGGAAGTGAAAACGTCACGATCTATCGTGATGTAGCTGGTGTACCTACGCCGACAGAGATGAATATGGCGTCACGTGCGGCGGCACAACTTGACAAGCATTATACAGGTTATAGATGGCAAGTTGCAGTGCGTGGTGCTGTTGCTATCGTGCGTAACCCAGCATTGAGCGCAGACATGGGTTACTTTATAAATTTAAACGATCCTAGCGTTACTTTTGAAGACGCAATAATGAGGGCTGGCGGCGAAATACTAGAGCGTCACAATTTACGGCGTGGCAATGTAGACGTGGCGGCATATGCTGAAGAAGCCAGTAAGAGTCCTTGGTAGGGAATAAGAAATGCGTATTACAGACGGTTCAGCCGACTCAAAGCTTATGGACTACGAGGTTGATGACAATGGTGAAGGTCTATCACCAGAAGATGACACCGATTGGTTAGAGTTAAGCCGTAGCTGTTATGACAATGCTGTTGACTATGTGCAAGCGGCTCATAGGGATGATTGGGAGCGCAACCTCAATCTGTTTAACAACGAACACCCAGCAGGGTCAAAATATAACTCAGACGCATTTAAACGCCGTTCCAGACTGTTTAGGCCAAAGGTCAGGTCATATGTAAGGAAAAACGAAGCAGTTACAGCACAAGCGTTTTTCAGCACGAATGACGTTGTAAACATTACGCCGCAAAACGACAACGATCCTAACCAGTTAGCGTCTGCTGGCATTATGCAAGAGTTGCTAAATTACAGACTGCAAAAGACAGTACCTTGGTTTAGATTGCTCGTTGGCGCAAGGCAGACAGCCGATATTTACGGTATCACAGCCGCCAAGATCTTCTGGCATTATGCTGAAGCAGAGGACGGTGAAGAGGTGGTAGCTGACGAAAATGGTATGCCTATTATCAACGATAAAGGTGATATTGACGTACAGCCCCGCATGACGGTGGTAAAAGATGAGCCTGTCATAGAGCCAATAGAGCCAGAAAACATTTTGTTCGATCCAGCGGCTGATTGGCTAGACCCTGTTGGAAGTAGCCCATATCTTATAGTCAGACGGCCTATGTTTGCTATTGATGTTAAGCAGATGATGGTTGATGCAGACCCCAAGACAGGCCAGCCAGCATGGAAAGAACTAGATGATGCAACGCTACAGCAAGGCAAAGAAGAAGATGCCGCTGACTTGGACGATGCACGAAATATGTTTGATGGGCCAAGTAGACGTGACACAGACGCACCAATCGATGATTACGAAGTTGTGTTTGTGCATGAAAACTTTGTAAAGCGCGGCGATCAAGACTACCACTATTACACGCTGGCAACGGCGGCAATGCTGACAGATCCAACACCAGTTGGCGAAGTGTATTTACACTGCAAAAACGGTGACAGGCCAGTGGTCGTGGGTTACTCAAACATCGAAGCGTTTAAGCCATATCCATCAAGCCGTGTGGAGATGCTAGGGCCACTACAGCAAGAGTCGAACGACTTGGCAAACCTACGCATGGACGCACTGAAGTTCAGCCTAACGCCGATGGTCAAGGTAAGGCGTGGTAACAAGGCGCTTGTGCCAGCATTGATGAACAGATCACCCGCTAAAGTTATTACAATGGATGATCCAGCTACTGACGTTATCGAGATGGCTCCACCGCCAGTTAACAGTCAAGCTTATGCAGAGCAAGACAGGATCAACCTAGATTTTGACGAACTAGCTGGTAACTTTAACAACAGCAGTATCCAGTCCAATCGCCGTATGAATGAAACAGTTGGCGGCATGGCAATGTTGTCAGGGCAAAGCAACACGCTAATGGAATATGACTTGCGTGTATTCAGTGAGTCGTTTGTCGAGCCTGTATTGCGTCAGATGGTGCATCTAGAGCAAGCATATGAGACTGACAGTGTTGTGCTAGCATTGGCGGCTGAAAAGGCAGACTTGTTTCAGAAGTATGGCATAAACCAGATCACTGACGATCTGTTGCAGGGCGAGTTAACGGTAAATGTAAACGTAGGCATAGGCGGCACAGATCCATTGATGCAGGGCCGCAAGTTTGCGCTTGCTATGCAAACGTTTGGTCAGCTTGTAGCGCCACTTGTGCAATTGTATGGGCCTAATGTGTTAGAAACGTCAGGCGTGGAAGCGATAGCGTCAGAGATATTCGGCAAGGCCGGATACAAAGATGGTCAACGGTTCTTGAACTTTAAAGATGGTCAGGGCGAAGACCCACGCATACAACAGCTACAAGCGCAGTTAGGCCAGATGGGTCAGATTATCCAACAACTACAGGGTCAAGTAAAAGACAAGAATATAGACCGACAAGTTAAATTAGCAGAAGCGCAGATGAAGGGTCAGATGGACGCACAGAAAGCGCAGATGGATGTTGAGGGCAAAGCCGCACTTGCAGAGCAGGGATTTAAACTTGATTTAGCTAGAGCGCGACTGATGCCTAATGCAAGCAACGTCAATGTCATGTAATGGTCGATTTGCCGCCAGTTGCAGGGGTGCAACCTAGACAATTAATAGCTTATGACACTGCTGGGCAAGTGCCAGTGGCGCAAACGCAAGGCGGTGGTCAGTTAGTGCCGTTGTTGCAAGCAGTTATGCAAGGTGGTCAGGCGGTTGCAGAAGGTTTTAGTTTGCCAGAGATGATGGCGCAGTATGCTAGGGCAACAGACCCAGTTGCTAGTCAAAATATGTCAGGGTTAGAGCGTTTGTTTGCAACTAATCCAGCAATAAACACAATGGCAGGCGGTATCATTAGTAAGTTGCCACAGGGCGCGGTGCTTGGGTCGAGTGCGTTAAGAAGACAAGGTGATAATGCGTTGCCAGAGGTGCAAGAAGCAGTAACTAACCCTATGATCGTTCAACACAACATTAACCCGCAAGCGTTACGCATTGTTGACGAAATTGGTGGTTTGCCAATGCCGTCTTTAGCAATTTCACGAGTAGAAGAACCGTTGACAGATTTCGGAAATATAAGTTTGGTTGCAAGTAAAGACATGGCAACACCATCTGCACAAAATTTTGTTTACCCAGCAGATGCGTACACAGGCAGACAGCCACAAGTGTTTTTTAAGGATTTTGTAAATAATAAAGAATCGTTTGAAGCTTTGCAAAATGATCCAATGTTAAGCCACTTAGATGATGTAACTTACTTTCATGGTATGTATGATTCGATTGCAGACGCTGACAAACCCTTGAAACAGATACAGGCGGCTGTAGCAAGCGGCGCTATTAATCCTAAAGATTACAATAAGTTTTATGATTTACAACAAGCGGCATCGCAAGCATTAGGTGAAAATCGTTTCAACGAAGATTTTTTAAATACTTTTGATGGCTTAAGTAAATATGGAACGTTACGGAAAAGCATACTGCCAAGAGGCGGCGTTTTCACGCCGTCAGGAAACAGAAGAAAATTTCCAGAGTATACGTTAGATGAAGCTGTGAAACGTATGAAAAGCGACAAGGCATTTGAAAAAGGCACTGAAAAAGGTGGAATGTTAGGCGCTGGTCGACTCCGCGCAATGTTGCTTGATAAGTTTAAAACTTTGGATGAAATAAAAGAGAAAAGAAATCTATTAGTTTCTAGCCAAGAATTTGAGGAATTAAAAGATTACGTTAATAGTGATGTGGCGCACACGATAGAGGATTTAGCGGCTAAACATTTTAATGATAACTTTAGAGGCGCACAAGATTTTCTAGAAGATATAGCCAGCAACAAAAACCCTAGTTGGGCTAAAGACTTATTGGGTGATGATTACGATGAGGCAGTAAAAATAGCAAAAGGAAATGTGCAATCATTTAAGGCTGGTTTTAAAGACATGATAACAGAATACTTTGAAGCCAAACCAAAACGTGCTGTAAGTTTAGATGAGTTTGCTGGCGCAATCGTTCCAAAAGAAGTGTCTCCACAAACATTAGCTATTTTAGAGCGACACGGCATTACAGACATTTATAAATATGGCACAGAGGAAGAGCGCAGAGAATTATTCAAAAAATTCCCTGATTTGTTTTTCTCTGGTGCGCCATTGCCAACAAGTTCTTTGTTTTCATCACAGGAAATGTCAGCACCAGCACAAGCAGATAGCTACCCTAACTATATGCCGCCACAAGCGCCAGAGTTAGATGCTAACCCATTGCCAACATTACCGCCTAATATGGTTTAATGACACCACAAGATGATTTGCTGGGCCTTGCTAGATTAGGCGCAGATATAGAAGCAGAATTAGAGACACCGTTATTCAAGTATGTGCTTGGGCGCATGGTAGAGCGTGTTGACGAGTTAAAAGAAAAGCTGGTTGATTTATGCCCAGAGCAACAAGCATCAGAGATTAGACGCACACAAGCCGAAATAAAACGTTTCGATTGTATGCAACAAGACATCGAGCAGATCATAAACGATGGCAGACAAGCCTACCGTGAGATCGTCGAGGCAGAACAAGTCGAGGACTTGTAGGGCGAAAGCCTTTAATTCTAACCAAGGAAAAGGAATGTCTGATACAGAAACTACCCTCGATAATGAGGATGTTAATGTTGAGGCAGAACAGGCTCCGGCTGAAAAGCCAGAGTATGACGTACAAGATTTGCACCGCAATAATATTGAGGATGCAATGGCGGCACGTCGAAGCCAACAACTAAACAATGAATCAACGTTACCCTCATTGGATGCGATTGATGACAACACCGAAGAAGAAGCAGAGGAACAGGACGGTCAACAGCAAGCAGACCCACCCCAAGGGCGGTCAGCTTCTGAACAACCCACGCCTAAAACTGAAGCTAGTTCTAAGGGCGATGACTTACATACTCTTATCATTGATGGTGAAGAGGAACGTAAGCCATTAGCGGAAGTTTTGAAATTAGCGCAAAAGTCACGTGCGGCTGACAAGCGATTTCAAGATGCGGCGGCGGCATTGCGCCAAGCTAACGAACTGAAATTACAGTTTGAACAGCAACAGCAAATGCAAGCACAACCGCAAGCGCCAGTGCAAGAGCAACAACCAGCGTCTACCAATGATGATGACGCTCTTGTAAATGCTTTTATGTATGGCGATGAATCGCAAGTTAGAGAAGCGGTTACACAACTTAGGGGCAGTGGTCAAGGTCAACAGCAACTAAACCCAAATCAAGTTGCACAAATGACGGCGGCTATTGTTCGTGAGCAAACAGAGCATCAAACCGCGCTGAACAATGCGTTGACTGAATACCCAGAGATCAAGGAAGATCCAAACCTACAATCTATCGCCGTTAATTTTGTTAACCAAGGCTTAAAAGAAGATCTTATGAGTTTAGGTTATACAGAACAGCAACTTAACGCCGCGCCTATTCAATCGTGGTGGGAACGCCATAGAGAAGCGCGACAAGCTGGTTACGGTGTTAAATCATATCAGGATTTACTTATGGATGGTGGGGCTAAGACTCGTTCTTGGTACAATGGACGTTCAGACGGTCAGACAGACGGTCTAGCTGACAAGCAAAACCGAAAGGCTGGCACAGCAAAACAACCGCGAAAAGTGAGCGCGGCAACGCCTAGTCGTGGAACTCCACGTCCTAAAACTCAATCAGAGATTATTCGTGAGGAACGCGAAGCTAGGAATTTGCCCATTTATTAACGCCTAACAGAAATAGGAGGCATAAATGGCTGGACAATTATGGTCTACCAATACGCTTGGCGGCTATCTATATGCTGATGAACTGTCCTCAGTTTTACGCATGGAAGTACGAGCGTCTACTAAATTTCGTCAGTTCTGCGATGCTAAAGACTTCGCAGATAAAGGTTTAAACAACGGTTCAACCGTCACATGGAACGTTTATTCCAAGGTTGCAACTGGTGGTTCTACCTTAACTGAAGGAACTGCGATTGCAGAAACTAACTTCACAATCAACCAAGCTACAGCAACGGTTGTTGAATGGGGCAACTCTGTTCCGTTTACAAGCTTGACTGATATGCTTGGTAAGCACAATGTCATGGACGTAACAAGAAATGTTTTGTCCAGAGATTGTCGTGAAACCCTCGACACTGAAGCAGAAGCTAAGTTTAGGCTTACACCGCTGAAGTATGTTGCTACAGGTGCGGCGGCATCAACTGGTACGTTGTACACAGATGGAACCGCTACAGGTAACAACGACATTGGCTTGACTAAAACGCATGTGCGTAAGATTTCTGACTTAATGAAAGAGCGAAACATACCAGCTTACGAGGGTGATGATTACATCGCTATCGCAAGACCTACAACGTTTCGTGATCTAAAAGATGAGTTAGAGTCTGTCGATCAATACACAACTACTGGTTATCGCAAGATTACCAATGGTGAAGTTGGTCGATTTGAAGCAGTGCGCTTCGTTGAGCAAACCCAAATCTTGTCAGGTGGCGTGAACGCCGCACCAGCAAGAGATGGCACAAACAACTGGACAA